GGTCACCGCCGTGCAACCCCCCGCCGCTTCCGTGCATTGGCCGACATATTTGTCAGCCGCCGCCGTGCCGGTAACATTTGAGGCCGTGGAATAATAAACAGCCGCACCAGCCGCGATGGCATTGGTATCAGCCCTTTGAAAACTCCACACGCCTTTTATCTGCACCGTCCCGGTAGCATTGCTGGCAATATCAGCCTTTGCAACACCATACCGATCACCCAAGTCAACAAGGTGTCCCGCCGTAATAGCGGAACTGGTGTTGAGATAAGCAACCGATTCGGAGTCATGGACAAAGTTGCCAGCCGCAAAAGCGGAGCAGGCAAGCAAGGCCAGACTCATCAAACCAACTATCTTTTTCATACTTTTTTTTCCTTCGATTAAAAGCGGGGCTGGGTTTTCCAGCCCCGCATATTTTTGTTTTGGTTAGTCTGTCCCGACTTCGAGAACTGCGCCAACGCTATCAACCGCCCCGGCTCCGCAATCCAAGCGGCAAAGCCACTTGCGGCCATCGGTATCGGTCTGATCGGTTTCTTCCATATAGGGTTGCTGATTGCCCTGCAAGAATGCAACCTCAACAACCGGCGCAATACGCGGGTCAGCAAACAGATAATGCGAATAATCCGTTGAACTGGTCTGAATGTTCTGATCGCTCACAACAACCATTCCAAGATTTTTGAACGGGTTATCCACGCCATAATTGCTTTGCGAAACATCTGTTCCGCTTGCAATGGTCTGCCTGGCGAAATATTCGTCATCGGCATTTACCAGCCAGACTTTCGGGCGCAGGTTCAAATATCGTGCAGTACCCGATTCGTCAGCGTGTTGGTATTGTTTCTGTTTTCCCATCAGGCCACGCATATATTTCAATGCGGAAACCGCGTGCGCCAGCGTATCAAGCCGCCGATCGGTTTCATGGGAATAGTTCCCGTGTTGCGTGCTGAACAGAGCAAATCCATCCGTCATGGCCGCATTTGCGGTCAGGATGGCAATCGCCAGATCGTTCGGCAACATCCGGGCTTCAATTCCGAATCCGAACAACGTATTTGTGAACGCGCCCAGATCGTCATTGATAATTCCCTGACGACTCATCGTCCAAGTGCGGCCATACGTTCCGAGTTGGATGGTCTCTTTCTTTTCCGTCCGTTTCGTCTCGGTGTATTTCCCGCCTTCGGCAATCAGTTTCAGTTTGCCAACATCGGCAAATTTCAACCGCGTGGAAGACTTGAAGTCATTGAGACTTCCGACACGCGCCCATAACTGGAACGTGGCGGGAGCGACTTCATAACCGGCCAATAGCGATTTGTTCGCGGTCGCGGCAAGAATCAGCGGAAAGTCCGAAGTTGTCCCAGATATGGTTTCGCTCCCGCGCTTATTGAGCGCAAGACCGGCCAATTCCAAAACGTTCGACGGAACTTTGATACGTGCACGTTTCAGGCATTCCTCGGCAAGCCGAAGAAGCGTCATTCCGCGTATTTCACTTGAACCTTCCGCAGGTTTTTCAATATTAATGTTTCCTGCACGAAGCAACACGCCGTCAATCGCGCGAGCGCGGAACTTGTCAATTTCATCCGGGCCACGCGTAATATCAGCTTGGTCGGGTCCATGACGCTCAGCGATTTTGTCCAGCACGGAACGCTGGGCATCTTCAACCGATTTACCGCCAGCAATCAGATCATCAGCCATATCAGCCAGATCGAACCGTTTGCATATTGACCGGATATCACCGGCGCGTTTAGCTTCAAGGCGCATTTCCTCGCGGAAAGCGGCGCGTGCTTCGGCCCGGAAATCAACCTGCGTTTCCTTGCCTTTCGGCGCGGATTCAGTTTTCTTGGCCTCAATCGGTTTCACTTCGCGCTTTTCCGTCACGGCTTCGGCCTGGGGCTGGTCGCCCTCGGTCAATTCCGCAAAGGTGCGCTCGTCAACTTCAAGCTCCGTGCCCGCGTCATAACTTTTCCCGTCTGACGCTTTCCAGGCGCGGAGCAACTTGATTCTTTTCATATCTCGTTTCTCCTTTGTGTTTCCGGTGGAAATAACTTTGACCACCGGATTTGTTTCTGTTTGTTTCGCCTCTCGGCATACCCTGACCATACGTTCCAATCCGACGGACGGGTCGGCGGGAACAGGGGTCAGGGATGCTTCCAGAGCGTCCCACTTCACGGCAACCCACGCGGGGCCGGAAATTCCTCGATAAGTTTCAGTTGCGTTTTTCAGATAAACCCATTCACGGACGGAATATCCGACGGATACGCCACGTAGGGTTTTGTCAACGAGTGCTTCTTGCTTGGCCGTCAATGCGGTTTCGGTTGTTCCCCATCGCATTGCCAGATTGCCGCGCTTCTTGTCGTCAATCCATGCCTTGACCGGAACCCCGACAATCTCGCTCGGATTGTGGTTTTTGAGGATTGCGCCGACATTCATCAGGCGGGAAAAATCAGCGGCCCCTGATTCGTGCAAGAGAATTTCAGGTTCGCCGTAACGCATGACCGGCAACTCAGAAGAAAATGAAAGGCCGGTCAGCTTTTCGCCATTCTCTTCACGTTCTGAAAACTCCGCCGCAACGTGCATCTTGCAAGGTGCGGGATTTTTTTCAGTAATCCTGAAAAGCCCGCCGTCTTCCTTTATGTCAATACCCGACATGTCGCCGAATCGGCGGACAATGGCCTCTTGAACCATGCGAACGTTTTCTTTATTGAAAATTTCTTTTTTTGTTTTCTTCATTGATTTTGTTCCGGTAATTTTGCGCCTTTTAAAAGGTTTTCCCTGGCCCACAAGGGTTGAAGATTGGCTAACCCCCAACAAACTTTGAATTCCGGGTCGTTCGATGTTTCATAGTGAAAACGCGATTTTGGAATAATATGGTCAATGTGAATTTCGCCTTTCAAAAACCGCTCCCATGTCATACCGGGCGTAAATTTTGATTGCAGGTGAACCTGTAAATCCAATACGGAATACCCGACAAGGCTTTCCCATGTGCGCCCGGCCTTATTTGCGCGCAATGCTTTTCTAATTGCGCATCCCATTCTCCAATCAAGTCTTCCTGTAGAAGTGGATAGAGTTTTTATTCTGGAACGTTTACAAATCTCGCGATACTTAACCGGGTTATTTGCAGCCCACTTTCTCGTATCGGCGCGTAGTCTTTCGGGATGCCTTAATCTGAATCTACGTTTTATTTCAAAATGTCTTTGGGGATTATTTTTGCGATCTTGTTTGACATATTCGTCAAAACATTCCTTACACCACGACATTACGCCTTGCCCGTTTTTACGAGCCTTCCGCGCATAAAATTCACGCAGATTCTTTTCGGTTCCACACTTTGAGCAGACTTTTATTTTTGTATTCATGGATTAAGCGCCATCATTTCAGAATCAACTTCTGCTTGTGCCGGATCAATGGCCGTTACCTTTCCCGCTTGTATCGCAATATCTTGTGATGCTTGGTTAACACCCTTAATCGTCAGACCCATGCTGTCTGCCATTTTTTTAATTTTGGCCGCCGTCCGCATTTGACGCTTCCAATCTTTACCAAGGAATGCAGATTCGTCGGCGAGCGTGGTAATTCCCGCCTCCATGCTGGCGATTGAAGCGTTAATCTCCTGTAGAGGATTCACGCCCCAGCTCCACCCCGGCGGCATGAATTCGCACGCTTCCCAAAACTTCGGATTATCAAAATATCCGGGCGCGATAATGGCATTTGAAAGCACGGCCACGGAAAGCCAACGGCGATAAATGGGAACGCAAAATTTTCTGGCAACAAAATCTTGAAACGGACGGAAGGCTTGATAGTCCATCTGCTGGGAAAGCCGGCCACCGGCGAAGGTCTGGCCGCTGGTGTCGCGTGTCATCATCGGATAAGAAACGCCGCCAAGAGTACCGGCCCCGATTGATTTGAGATTGTATTTGACGAACATTTCAAACGTGGAACCGGGCTTTTGGGGGGCAACAACATTGACTTTTGCCCCTTCGGGCATGTTCGCAATCATTCCCGGCTCTATTGTGGACATTTCGTTTCCGTTTGCGTCCTTCACTTTTAAAGCGTCTTCCTCTTTGAGCACCCCACCAGCCCCGTCCTGATTCGGCATTTCGATTATCACCCCAAAACAGGCGGCGATTTTGTTTCCCAAAAGTTCCGCATCCGTCCATTCGTCAAGGTCAAAAAACTTTTGAATGACGACGGCTAAATGCGGGATTCCCCTGACCTGTTTCGGACGGAGTCTTTTGAAAACATGAAGCATGTTGTTTGCTGGGATGCGGAGCGTTTTACCGAGACCGTTATAAAGTCCGGCCTCCGTTGTGCCCTGCATGATGTGGTATGCCAATGGGCGATAGGTGCGCTTGTCAAGTTCAACGCCCAGCGTTACGGGATTGCCGCCGTACTCCGTGATGGAAAGGTCAAGGCTGTCCGGCTCAATAAACATCAAGCGCAAGGGAATGCCCGGTAGGCTGGTATCCGTGCCGAGATAAACGAAGACTTCCCCGTCCTCTATTAACCGGCGCAAGAATAGTTCTTGATCGTCAACAAACGATTCCGGTAAAAGTTCGGTGCTTCTTGCATCCGCCGATTCCGCCCAGTCCGCAAATTGCCGCTCCACGTAATCGTTCCACGCGTCCATTTCCACGGTTTCGAGGATGGGGTTCCCGTCCGGGTCTGTAGATTGAATCATGCGGGCAACGCGGCATTGAAGGGTCAACCCGGTTGCGACAATGTGCGAGATATAGGCATTCATCATGCCCATTGCGTGGGGATTGTTGCGGAGCAACCAGCGAGAGCGGGCCCGCATTTTGTCAAGTTCGCGATAGAGGATTAAATTGATTTCCTCGTTTGAACTTGTCCAATGCTCGTTCAGCCGAGTTGTTTCAGCCGCCTTATAGGCCGCCCGTTTCAGGTGCTGGTCAACGTAAAATTCCGCCAGCCGGTTTTGACCACGTTTGACAAGTGCTCCGGGGCTAAACGCACCGATGATACGGTCAAAAAATCCAAGTTTCCCGACCCCGGCTATGGAATTTACGCGCAAGCGGCTCATAATCCCACCTTTCCGAAGCGCACGCGCTGAAAGATGGTCTTTGCCGCGCTCCGCTCTGTTGCGATTGCGTCCTTGCGGAGCTGGCGGAGCGTTTCAAGGTCGCCCCGCTTGAAGGTCGTATCCCCGATGGTGTATTCTTGTCCGCCGTTATTGACTGCGGATATCGCTGCGTCTATCTGCGCAACCGTAAGTGCCATTGTCCCCTTTAAAATAAAAAGGGCGGCGTCGTGGAGGTTGTGGCTCCACAACAGCCGCCCGTAAACCGCCGGGAGCTACCCGGCAGGGGAAGGTGTGCGTCAACGCCTATTTGTTGGCAATGAGTCTATTTCAGACTTTGCTTTTCGCCTGGGCTAACCGCCCAAAGTTAGCGGGTTGCACTGCTTGCCCCTCTACTATAAGGGGTGAAATGTGGTAAATGATGCTATACTTTATGGCGTAAATTATTAAATCACTTATATTTACATAAAAGGGCTTTGTGGTATTTGTTCAAATTGGAAAAATCAATTTCAAGTTCTTTAGCAGCTTCGCGTAAAGTCTTGCCCTGCGCGAGCAACACCAGCGCGGAAGGCAACAGCGGATGTACCGCTGCCGCTGTCCGCATCACTTCCCCTAAGTCCATTTTTGGATTATAGTCCGGCTCTGTGCCGTCCAACCGGTCGTATAGGTCTTCCATCGCTGTGCCACCATCGGATATATCTCCACCCCGTGCCATAAACTTTTCTACGGAAACGGCTCCGGTTTCTTTATCTCGCCGTTCATCACGTAATTTTTCGTCAAAGCCTTCAACGGCCTTACAGCATTCCTTGGAACAATAAACGCCGTATTTCCCGAAACCTATCTTGACAATCCCACCGCAATATTTACACATTTTCATTGCCATTTTTCTCCTATTTTTTCTTCAGACTTATTCTGCCAATATGCGCGTTCCTCTCGTATATCGTTGCTGATTTCATCCCGACATTCTGTACATAATTGATCCCTTCTTTTTTTTCCTTTAAGTCTGCGACCCACAAATATTTTTAAGCATCTCTTACATTTCATTTTTCCCTCCAATAAAAAAGGGGCCGCCGGATTACTCCAGCAAGCCCCTATCTTTTTGATTCAGGACGTTATTTGATTATTTTATCGGTGCTTCGTATTCTTGCGCGCCTCCATTATTTTCAGACTTGCCATTATGCAAGCGATCTTCGTCAAACCATTCCGAATCGCCGCGCTTATCCGGTTTTCCTTTTGTCGTTACCAGATATTGTCGGCATCCGGTTATATATTCACAGCGGCCGGTAACAATACCCCGGAATCCGGTGATATTATCTTTGACTTTCGCGCCGAGTTCAATTTTAAACATGACCTTTCCTTTCTTTTTTTCTATCTGCTTCATTATTGAGCACATAGCTTTCAGCCGTGCAGTTAATAAAGCTACATTGAGAAATTCCGCTAAATCGTTTTGTCTCTCTCTAAGCTTCATCGGTTTTTATTTCTCTTCCGTTATCGTTTTTTCCTGCCTGATCGTTTTATAAACCCCGTCCTTGTAAGAGACGCTCACGCTACCCCAATCTTTTTTTGCTTCCACCTCCTCAAATATTTTTAATATTGACCGGATGACAAAATCACGGGAAAGGTAACCGCTCGGTCGAATCTCTCTTCCAACCTCCATCCTATTTTCAACCTTTTGCATTGATCACCTCTTTCAGATTTTTAATTATCGTTTCATAATTCGGCTTGCCGGTTTTATTTTTGTTTTTCTGAATCCAATACCACTGACCAAGACAATGCTCAAACATCCATTCCATAAATATCCTTGGTTTGGCATGTGCCCAAGCGTGATGATAACGGCATAACATAATTCCGTTGCGAAAATCGTGTCTTGTTAACTTATGATTCCGGTGAATGATGTGATGGGCTTCAAGCGGACGGCCGTTTGCACACATGGCGCAGATCGGATAAAATCTGTGCATCGCTTGTCCCCAAAGTTTATCCGCAAGTTTAAGTTTGTATTTCATTCCCCCTTCTCCGCCTCGTTGAGAATCTCAATCACGCTGTGTAGTTTTCCGTTTGCGAGGGGATGCGATTTGACGCGTTCTATTGCCCTCTCGATAATCCCGTACAGTCTGATGATTTTGCGTGATTGATTATTAACTAGTTCATGCGCCTGTGTTAGGGCAAAATCATAACCAAGATTTTCGGAGGTCAATCGTGCGTTCTCGTCTTCAAGTTTTTGCGTTAGATTTACGAATTCCATTACCGTATAGTTGATACGTTGTCGGACATGTTCGCAATTTTTAATACTCATTCAAATCCCCTCCTGTTTGTCTGTTTCAACAATTTTATTATCTCGCTGTTTTTCAATCCTGTCATAATCCGTGCAAACTTAAGAAATCGCCTAGGAAATTCTTTATACGTTTCATGTGGATGTATTTTTGCAAAGAGTGCAAATGCAGCATCGTTAAGATTTTTCATCTCTTTACGAGTTACCTTCATCCCCGCCTCCTTTCCGTGAATGCCACGTGTAATTCTTTTTCGATCATCCGGCAAAGATCGTCGTAATGCAGTCCATCGTAAATCCGCAAAATAGAATGAACAATATTTATAATTTCCCCCACGCTGAATCTCGGCTCCTCTGTCTGCGCCGGTTGTTTGGGCGTGTAGTTTTTGCGATGGTCTGACGAATCAATGAAACAACCATAACAAGACCGTGAAATATGATTACCGCACCCCTCGCAACTGGTATGAGTTTCCTTGGATACCTGCCCCAATTCCGGTTTCGACGGGAGTTCGCGAACGGCAACAATCGTCCGATTACATCCATATTCGCTAAGAGCGTTTGCAACCATTTCCGCATTCAAATTTAAATTCAGATTATCCTCCCATTCAATTTCCACAATCATTTTCATTTCATCCTCCCATCAATATGTTTTTGGTGCAACGCCTTGCATTTTTTAAGTGTCCATCCGGGAATGTTTTTGAATTGCGTATAATCAAACTCTTTGTCTTGCGTGAGATATTCGGCAAGCATATTTATTTCTGGATATTTTGCAACAAACGCTTGGCAAGTTAATTTCGTCTGTTTATCAAACGAAATTAC